GATGCCGCACGTTCAGTCGGACGTACTAGCGGATCTACACCATCCTCAGGCGGACGTGCCCGTTTCTCAGAAAGCCAAGTCAGCAAGATGTCTTCGGCAGAGTATGAGAAGAACGAGGCAGCTATTCTGGAGTCCATCCAACGAGGTGATTTCCAGTACGACTTGTCGGGCGGTGCCCGATAAACACACCCCTTGATTATAAGCACCTAACGGTGGTATAATAATAGGGCAATAAGAATTGCAGATATGCAATCTATTAGGCAGTGTAGAGCCACCTAACTAGGTCTACCTCTACCAAACCAATCCCAAAACAGAAGCAAGAACTGCTAAGACTACCAGAGCCTGTAGGCCCGTGGACGGTTAGCACCCGAAACGCACCCTACGAGTCGTTCTGCCCTTAATTCGTTCTTCTATCTGACCTTAGCAAGTCACGCTTGTGACTTTTGTTATCGCCATTAGAAGGAGAACAAACTATGGCATTCGCAAAGGCGTCGGGTTACGCCAACTTACCCAATGGGAACTTTTCCCCGGTCATTTATAGTCAAAAAGTCCAGAAGGAATTTCGCAAGACTTCTGTCGTAGAAGACATCACGAACACTGACTATACCGGTGAGATTTCTCAGTACGGAGACTCAGTCCGTATCATCAAAGAACCGGAGATCACAGTCTCGAACTACGCTCGTGGTACAACACTAGCGACTCAAGACTTGAATGACGCAGACTTCACTATGGTCGTTGACCAAGCGAACTACTTCCAGTTCGCCATCGACGATATCGAAGCCGCACATTCGCATGTGAACTTCATGGATCTTGCTACAGACCGTGCAGCTTATCGTCTAGCCGACACATTTGACTCAGAAGTATTGGGTTACTTGTCTGGTTGGGCTGGTGGCGCAGGTTCTTGGGCACGTCGTACAGCGGCAAACGGCACAAAAGCCGACACAAACGCTGACGCAGACGAACTATTGGCAGCAAACAAGCTAGACATCACTGATTTCGGTGGTTCTGACTTGGGTGGCTCTGCCGAAGTTACATCTATCCCAGTAGCAGCCGGCGGTGGTGCAGGTGCTATCACATCACCACTAGCACTACTTAACCGTATCGCTCGTAAGATGGACCAAGCAAACGTAGACCAAGATGGTCGTTGGGTTGTATTGGATCCGGTAATGATCGAGATCTTGATGGACGAAGATTCAAAATTCGTTGATCGTGATTTCGGCGGCGGTGATGAGATCCGTAACGGACGTATGGGCGGCAACTTGGTTCGTGGACTACGTGTCTATAAATCAAACAACCTACCATACATTGGTACAGGCCCAGACACTACAGCATCAGGTGGTTCAGAAACCAACTTCGGTGTTATTGTTGCTGGTCACGACTCTGCAATCGCATCTGCACAACAGCTTGCGAAAACAGAGAGCTTCCGCTCACCAGAAACATTCTCGGACATCGTCCGTGGGATGCAGTTGTATGGCCGGAAGATTCTTCGCCCAGAAGCACTATTCACTGCGGTATACAACGCAGCCTAGAATATTTAGGGGAGGCCTTCGGGCCTCTCCACTACTTAGTGAGAGCTAGAAATGCCGTCCACCTACATCGATCTAACTAATGCTCTACTCCGCCGTCTTAATGAGGTGGAGATCGAAGTTGCAGACTTCGCTGATGTCCGTGGTGTACAGGCCTTGGCTAAAGACGCAGTTCGTGCGTCGATTGCAAAGATTAACGCCGCAGAATTCGAGTGGCCCTTTAACTCGGCAGAACACTCACAATCCCTCACTGTAGGCGAAGAAGACTATAGCTGGCCTAACTTCTTCAAGTCGGTTGAATGGAACAGTTTCTATATCGTCAATGACGGTACGAACACCAACACGACTACTTCATTAGATTTTGTCTCTCGTGACTATTACTACGACAGACTTCGTAACGCAGACCTAGACGCTGGCAATAGCGGATTAGACTTACCTAAGTACGTCTTCCCATCACACGGCAATGGTTATGGCGTTTCCCCGTCACCTAACAAAGCATACGTTCTACGCTTCCGCTACTTCCTGAACTATGCCGAGCTACTAAATTACGACGATCAGACTCGTGTCCCATCGACGTATGACCATGTCCTAATTGCTGGTGCGATGTACCATATGTATTTGTTCCGAGACAACTCCGAGATGGCGGGTATTGCCCAACAGGAGTTCATGGCTGGGATCAAAGAGATGCAGACACTTCTATTGAACAAGTACGCATCAATAGAAGATACCCGAGTTAGCTACTAATGCCCGATAAGATCCAATCGTTTAAGGTTGTCTCACAAGGCGGCCTAGACGCTAGTCAAAACCATCTATTGCTGTCTGAAGAAGATCCCGGTGTAGCTATTCGATTAGTGAACTACGAGGTGTCTCTCTTCGGCGGCTATCGTCGTATTAACGGCTTCGAGCCGTATGGTGGCACTAACCTTGCGACTGTAGGCGGCGACGATAGTGAAGGTAGAGTATATAACCTATCTATTTATTATGACGACAGTCTATTAAGAGAAGACCTACTAGCCGCACGGAAAGATCGTTCGTATGAGTATAATGTTACTACAACTCGATCAGTATTCAGTGGGACTGACGCTAATGGACGAACACTCTCGGTTAGCAACAACATTGCATTGGGAGTCTATCTCAACGGGACTGAACTGGCTCGGGCAGACTATTCTATTGACGTTAACAACAACGCTATAACTCTAAACACTGCGGCAGAAGCAGACGACGTTGTCGTAGTAGATAACCACACCTACAGCTTCTATCGCTTTGTTACGCTCGTAGGATGGCAGGTATATAACACAGGCCTATTTCACTACACTCGTACCGCTCCATTCAGAGACGAAGTGTTCCGTATTAGATCCGCCAGCTTTAACTTCGGTTCTGGTAACAAGATTATCTTCGTAGACGGCGTGAATAACGCAGTCGTATTTGATGGGCTAGACTGGGACTACATCTCGCCAACTGGCGCAGGTACAGACGCAGACCCCGGCGGGGTTATGTGCTTTGACGCACCCGAATGCGTAGAGGTATTCGAGAACCATATCTGGCTCGGTGGAGACCTTACAGACGCCTCTAACATTGCCTACTCCGCTCCTCGTGACGAGAAGGATTGGACGGCAGCCAGTGGTTCAGGACAGCTACCTATTGGGTATGACCTAGTCCAGTTTAAGCCATTCCGTGACAACTTATTTGTCTTTGGCGAAAACTCGATTAAGAAAGTCTTGGTTAACTCGGACGTTAGCGTACCATTCATTCTCGAACAGGTTACGGCTAACGTAGGCTGTGTGGCACGAGACAGTGTACTAGAACTCGGCGGTGACCTTGTATTCCTTGCCCCAGACGGATTACGCCCAGTGGCTGGTACATCTAGAATTGGTGACGTTGAACTGGAGACGATCTCCAAACGTATTCAGACTGTCATCTCACAGCTACCCGCCGAGTATGATCTGAAGAACCTCTGCGGTTGTGTGATCCGAAATAAGTCACAGCTACGGTATTTCATCTCAGAGCCTACCACTAATATTGCAGACTCATTTGGTATTATCGGCGGCCTAAGAACATCAGACCAAAGACTGGGATGGGAGTTCGGAGAACTACTAGGCATCCGAGCATCTTGTGCCACATCAGGCTACATCAACGGTTCTGAGTTTGTATTCCACGGAGACTGGGATGGTAAGGTTTACCAGCAAGAAAAAGGTAACAACTTCAATGGTGACCCTATTCTCGCTGTTTACTCGACGCCGTTCTTCGACTTTGGCGATACTGAAGTCCGTAAGATTATGCGCAAAGTTAATACGTTCATTCGTGCGGAAGGTCCGCTGACTATGAACATTGCCGTCATCTACGACTGGTATTCCCCAGACGTAACCAACCCCACCTCTTACACTGAAGTGAGTAAGGGTCAGCCAGTACAATACCGTACACCCGGCATCGACTATAATGCTCCTCTAGTTGTCTACGGCGGATCTGAGAAGCCGATCCTCAACACGCCCATCGAGGGCAGCGGCTACTCCACCCAAATAACCTATGTAACTTCAGGCGACTTCGCACCGTATTCTATACAAGGCATCGTCTTTGAGTTCAGTATCGCAGGGAGACGATAATGGCTGGCTATACCCGGCAATCTACCTCACAGATTATTAACGGTGCGAACATTACCGCACCGCCGTTGAACGCTGAATTCAACCAGATTGCTAGTGCCTTCGACACGACTGGACACACGCACGACGGTACTGAAGGTAATGCACCTAAGATCAACCTAGCCACCTCGGTTACAGGATATCTTCCTGCCGTGAATGGTGGCTCGGGCGGTAAGAACAACCTAACTGCTACCACAAACCCCGGCAATGGCGACGACGCAGACGATGGCTATAGCCGAGGCTCTTACTGGTACAACTACTCGGCAGACCGTTGGTACATCTGCATTAACAACACTGTAGGCTCCGCTGTATGGCGTGAGCTTCTTATGGTTGAGACAGGCTCTGTCATTGAGCCGGGCGTTACTAATGCTGTAGACCTTG